ATACCAGGAAATCGATGTACAGAATGCACTCTATTTCCGTATCCAGAAATATCTAAATGTATTAACATTTCTGGATATGAACGTCCAATCTTAGCTTCAACTCCGAGCTCAACTTTGACCTCTTCCATAATTGGAACCTCGTTAAAAATTGGTCGTGCAGAAAATAATGGCGACGATGTTTCTTGTTTTTTTCTTCTTCCCAAAAATGGATATTTACAAGGTCTCATTTGCCGTCCTCCCCAATAATATCCAATACTTTCAAAAGTTTATCTACTGAATTTTGAGTGATAGAAATATGATGTTCTCCTAAATTGTAAGGTGTTCTTAAAAACAAGATATTAGGGCCTAGACAGAGGCGACTAATATCATCTATGTTGATAAGCTCATCATCAGTATGTCCTCTATAACAAGATTGTATTTTAACAAATTTTGTCATTTATTCCACCTCCTCAATCTCAATACCTGGGCAATCAAACACCCAGCCGAAGTTTGCGTCTTCTAGTTCTTTACGAGTGTGGGAATATATAACATTGTCTAAACTAAAGTTTTTTGTAAAGAAATACCTTTTCAAAAGTTCTCCATAAACCAACATATTTCCTTTAATATTCCCTTTAATCTTAACAAAATACCGCTTCTCTTTTTCGACCTCGTAGCCGTTAAGCCAAGCAAGACAGAATTTTTCGATGTTATTTTCGTAAAACCAATCAGGAACTTTCTTATCATAATGATCTTCAATTACTCTCATTGCACCGTAAACATGAAAATTGTTTTTCTTTTTAAATTCTATATATTCCGCCACACACTGCGGTACTACGACTTTAATTTTGGATTTATCAACGATGTCGTCTGTAATATAAATATTATTGTTGGGTACATTGAGAGTTTGCCCGTATTCCAATCTAACAACATTTTCAACGCACTTGTTCTCATCCACATCAAAACCGACTATTTTCCCTTTCAAGAGAACTTCATCCCCTATAAAAAAGTTAAAGCGTGGTGTTTCAATTAGATCTTTATTCATTTTCCACCTCCTCTATATCAAACTCTAATCTATAATGCCCTTTTTCCTCACTTAAGCCACCATAAACAAAGGATAACTTTTTGATAACCTTATGATTATCATCTGTCCAAATACCTGCATCAGTCATGCCATCAATGATAGCCTTGACTGTCGGATACAAGTTAGGTGGATCTAATTTAGACTTAGTAGGGCTGTAAATTGTAACTGTAACCTCACAAGGGTTAGAGGGGCTAAAAGCAGCCCTCCCTTTATCCTTGTTCATTGATGTATGCCAATAAGCAAAAGCTCTAATGCGCTTAGTAACTTTAGCCTTATCTGTTTGATGTTGTCTGTCATTACTATTGATAACCATGTTTAGAGATTTTAGCTTAGTATTCCGAGGCAAAGAAAACTCAAATTTCATTTTGATTACCTTAAAACTCAATGTTTTCAATTTCTGCACGCTGTTCAAGGATCTTGAGATATGCACACATTGTATAGTGTTGAGTTTCAAGTAACTCAATAGGACATTTTAGTTTAAAATCAAGTGTTCCTACGTAATAGTTACTAATCATCAAACTTAACTTATTGGTGCGCTCTTTTAATTGTTTGTATTCTTCAATCATCCGTTGTTTGTAATCACTCATTTTAATTTCCACTTTCTTATGCTAATACTGTGATATGTTTTTGGTCTGCTAGTTGCTCTTTTAGATAGGCTGCAATGTTTCCTACTGCATCAGCTACCCAACGCTTACCATCTGCCTCAAATAAAGCCATATTGGCTTGCTTATCAATCCTAAAGACAAATAGGCTTGCCGGTTGCTCAACCTCGCTAAATGTACGATATGGGCGCAATGTAACCGGATTAGGTGCTTTGCCTTTAGCAAGGCTTGCCACCCCTGTTTTAACTGTTGCTACTTGAGATACTCCATTATCTTCAATTTCAGCCCCATTCTCAATTTTCAATGCGCTAGCAAATTCTAGCAATGTGCCACGATCGTTATCGTCAATAAAGTTTGATTGCAACATGATATTGAACTGTTCCGATGATAGGAAACGGCCAAAAGATAACTCTGGGATGCGTGCCTTAACATCAACAAGTAATGTGCGACGTTCTAACTCATCATTTTCAGACCACACACAAACCTCATCATTTTTCTCAACTGCTACAATCAAGCGTTGGTTTTTCAAATTGTTTAGGTCTGTTTTGAGATAGTCAACAAGGCTTGTCAAGGTTGATAGCTCCAGAGTTTTAGGATAGCGTTTAGGGTCAAGTTCTTTGAGGTTGAATTTGTTGGCATCATAATACTCTGTTCCATCTGCAGCTGTTAAAATTTCCAAACCATGCTCATTTAGTTCTACTGCGTATTCCAATGCTGATTTAAGATTTTCTGTTGTCATATTAGTTACCTACTTTCTTTTTGTTGAAATCAATAATATCTGATTTTGTTTCTGCTTGTTGTTCAATTTCTGCCACTGGTTGCCCAATATCCGTCAGAATTTCTCCGTTTTCATCAAAATACATTTGACCAGGTACTGTACTTTTCAGCTCGTTAGCATGTACTTGTCCTGTATCAAAATCACGCCCAATAAGAATTGTTGTAGCTACTCCATTTTGAGGCGCAAATTTTGATTTCACCTCCATGGCAGTATCAACAACTGTACGCTCTTCATTTGCTGACATTGTAAGTGTGATAGTCACTTTTCGTTTTGCTTTCGCATCTGTATTTAGGTCAAGGATGTTATCAAAGACTTTTTCAAGCTCTTTGTCTAGTTTCTCCTGTAATCCTCCATCTGCAATGTGGGTTAGATCTAACCCAATAAGTTTTTTATCCATATTGTCCTCCTGCTTTAAATTAAGCTAATTTGAAATAGCGCCATCAAATACTTTCATCTAAACACCTCCCCACCATCTGAGTACCATTTGTTTTTAAGTACATGACGTGCAATCTCACATTGCACTTGTGGTTTCTGATAATAATCCACTTTTGCCTTGTGCTTTTTGATAGCTTGCATAGTGTGAATTGTAACAATCGCTGCCCATGTGATAGACATCAAAGTTGTAAGTACCATAACGATTTCAATTTTTGTCATTTTCTGTTTCCTTTTCAAATTGGTTTAAATAGGGTTAATTTCCTCCTAACCCCTGTGCTATTGCAGAAATAACGTTTACTGTTACGCTATTGCCTGCTTGCTTGTATAATTGACTGTTAGAGTTGACCTCCTGCGCCTTATCAAAAGCCCAATCAGGAAAACCTTGTAACCTCCAGCATTCTCTAGGTGTCAGCTTTCTAATCCTAAAATCAGGCTCAACCACACCTTGACTCTCTCCAGTTAAGAGAGTATTTGCTATCTGCTTACCTACTCGCCCTCTGCGTGTTTTAGAGTTTGGATGCGATAGGTTTACACTATCTCCAATTTCAGCCTCTTGGTAGCCTTGCTTGGTTGCTTCTTTTACTCTGATTTTAGGCTCAAGTCCTCCACCTTGATAGGCTCTGATAGTTGGTGCGATACCGTCTGTTTCGTAAACCACCCCACATTGGTTAAAATTGGGTTGCAATACCCCAAATTGTTTTATAGTATTGCTTTTTATAGCTATCTTTTGCCCCTCTCCCTTGTTTGTTGTTAGCGTGGGAGCTAGACCATCAGCTTGATAGACTTCCCCATTCATTCCGTTGCCAGATGGGTTTATATTCCCAATTTTCATGACTGATTGGTTACTAGTTGACTGATTTTTTCCGCTGAGAGGAAAAATTCTTCTGGTATGTTCTCTTCTAAGATGTCCGATAATGAACACTCGTTCCCGATTTTGGGGGACTCCGAAATTCTTGCTGTTAAGCACTTGCCATTCCACATCATACCCCAGTTCATCCAACGCTGAGAGGATGACCTCAAAGGTATTTCCTCTGTCGTGGTTGAGGAGTCCCTTGACGTTTTCAAGGAATAGATATCTGGGTTTGAGAATAGATGCGAACCTTGCGATTTCAAAGAAGAGAGTTCCTCTTGTATCTTCAAATCCTCGTCTGTTTCCTGCAATGCTGAAAGCCTGGCACGGAAATCCTCCACAGATAACATCAACATGTCCGATTCCTCGAATAGTGTCATCTGATACTGTTGTGATGTCATGTAATTCAATTTCTCCTTTCGTATCGTGTATAGCTTTATAACTAGCTCTAGCGAATTTGTCTATTTCAAAAAATCCTATACATTCATGCCCGGCTGATTCCATGCCGATCCTAAAACCTCCAATGCCAGCAAATAAGTCTAAGAATTTCATTTTCTGCACTATATCACCCCCTCATCTTATTTCTGATGGTGAAAGAGTGTTTAGGTGGTGCATCCTCAAAAGCATCTTGAAACTCTTGATTGATTTTGCGAATATTAAACGGCTCGACGGCATGGAAATAATAACCATGTTCATCAGTTTCCCCCTCGATACCAGTTGCCCACGACAAGAAAACAGCTTGTTTACACGATGGGCAAGTAATAGCCTTGCGATGCGCTCCTACCTTAACCACCTTACAGTTTCCACAAAATGGGCATTGTAAGTCGACTTTAACTTTGATAAATTCCATTCAGCACCTCTTTCTAAAACGGTAAATCATCATCACTAATATCCAATGGATTTGTGGGTCTGCCAAATGGATTGTTATCACGGGTGAAATCAGGAACTAGATTTGTTGTGTTCCCCTCAAAGAAACTGCCTTGTTGCCCGTAACTATTTCCATTTTGGAAATTGTTCCCTTGGTTATTTCCATTTTGGAAAGAACTGCCTTGATTACTGTAGCCCTGCTGCTGATAACCGCCATGATGGTCTTGATGACCTTGATTATTTTGCTGACTGTTACGACTTTCCAACAGTTGAAAATTACTGGCAACAACTTCTGTGACATAAACACGTTGACCTTGCTGGTTATCATAGCTACGTGTTTGAATTACTCCTGTAACTCCGATAAGAGAACCTTTTTTAGCCCAATTAACAAGATTTTCAGCTGACTGTCTCCAGATAACGCAATTGATAAAATCAGCCTCACGCTCTCCAGCCTCGTTCTTAAATGGACGGTTTACAGCAAGAGTAAACGTAGCAACCGCAATATTAGATTGCGTGTATCTCAGTTCGGCATCTCTTGTAAGTCGCCCTACTAAAACAACGTTATTTATCATTTTGCACCTCCTCTACTTCTGATACCTTGATTTCATTTGAACCAAACTTTAATAAGCCGGTATATCGTTTCACAAACTCAATAGCGGCCATAAATGAATTTTCTGCATTGATTTCTGACCCCAAATCAAGATCTGCAATTTTACCGCTGACATAAAAACATCTCATAGGTCTGACTCCTTATTCTACTTAATCCTCCAAAGTTTCAAAACCGATAAAGTTATCCTCAAAATATTCTTGTGTATTTTCCCACTGTTCTAAACCACCGTGCAATTCAAGACGTACTAATTTGACCAAAGGCTCGCTAGGCTCAAATTTTGCCACCTCTCGCGCATTGTTTTGAGGTTCTGGTGTAATTGTACCCTGTTCCAAAATCTCGCCTGTTTCGGCATCGTAAGCCTTGATATTCGCATTAGCATTTTTCTTGGCCGATTGAGCAATTTCTTCAAGTCGTTCAGCTTTTGCTTTTTCTTGAGCCTCTTTCTGCTCTTTGCGTGCAATCTCAGCATCTCGGTCAGTTTTCATCATCTTGAGTATATCAACAAGACTCTTACCATCTTCAAGATGTCTGATATAGCTATCAGCTGGCAAATCGTACTCTTGAGCTTGCTCTTGGATAGCTTGCTTGTTAGCCTTGTATTCTTCCAGGGCATCAAATTCTGAAAGTACTAAGCCATCCATTTCATCAAGTGTTGTCTTTTTCAGCTCATACTTGCCTGTTTTAAAATATTTCTTGAGGCTGTACTCATCGTATTTGTCAGCGAATGTGGATTTTTCAATCCCTGCGACCATACACTTATCCTCAAATGTAGCACGCACGACATCCACGCGCATCAATCGTTCATGTTCATCAATCGCATTAAGTCCTGCTGACATAGCATCTGTTACGCCCTCAATAGGCTTGATGACTTTTTCTTTGACCCACTTATCAAAGTCTTTTGCCGGCTCATTGATTTGTCGGTTAAAATCTTTGCGTTGAGTGTCTAAGCCCCCAATCAGCTTATTAAAGCGGGTTCGCTCTTCATAAACTTCTTTGTAATTATCAACAGTAACCTCGCGACCGCTATACTGTGCAATGGCTGCGGCTACTTGTGCCTCGATCGCCTCACGGTCAACATTAATTACTGCAGGTTGAAAATCCACCTTGATTTCTGTCAAGCTATTAGTTACATCTTTTACCATGTTTAATTACCTCTCTTTGCTTTTGCTTTTGCTAGTTGTTCAGTTAAATAGTTTTTCAATACCTCGTAGTCACCAACTTGTACTCTATGAAAATCTTGTAAACCTTTTAATTTTTCAGATAGTACATAGTTAGCAAGCGTATCGAACGGCATCCCTTTAATTTTTGCAATATCATTTATAAGGTCGTTAATTTCTTGATATTGAGTGTTGTCAATATACCTTACTTGATTTTGTCCTTGGGCTTGCTGATTGTTTGGTTTCTGTTGCTGATTATTCTGTCCTTGCTCTTGGCTTTCTTCTACTGGATACTCATCAACATCCTCACCTCCAATGGCAAATAAACCTTGTAAAGCATATTTTCTAGCATAAGAACCAACCGCACCTGTCCATTGTGGATCTTGCATCTGTTTCACATCCCCTTTTTGTGTGTGAAAAATTGGTACATCTTCTTCTCTAGCCCATCCAATAGCTTTTTCAATCGTGCCATCACTTTCTCTTTTAGCAACAGCTACCGCTTTATAATACAGTTTGTCACCTTTTTGAATGATGTCATCTTCTGGAAATGATACACTCCAACCGCTATCCAAAGACTTAAATTTATTATTTATGTCCTCTGCGGTTCTAAACGGATATTTCACTCCCTGTTTCGTTTGTTTTTCGATTTGCATTTTTCGCTGTAATTCTGCAAATGTTAAATCAGCCATATTATCTATCCTCCAAGTCTACTAAAAGGCACATCCCATGAATAGTTAGTAAAGTTTTCGTTTACAATATTCTTGATGATTTCACCTTTTGAAATTTCAATTTCCTGTGTAAATTCCATACCCATTTCAAAAGTGAAAATTTTAATATCAACATCAAACTTACTAGAAATTTCTGTGTAATTGTCAGCTAATGCTGCCCATGCTTGTTTGAAATCTTCAAGTTCGATAATCACAAAATCATCATCCAACCAAATTTCAATATCTTTACTAGAAATAAACGCACGTCTTGTACCGTTTATATAAAAATAATCATACTCGTTTTTAAATCTTAGTAGAGTGCCATCGTATTCTTCTTCAAGCGTTGCGCCTTCATTTCCTAATAGCATTTCTTTTAAAGCTGATGCAACGTTTTCGCGTCTGCCTCTTAATTTAAGAGTCCCCTCTGCCCAATTTGGCATATTTCTTTCCTCCTTTAAAAACTCTGTAATTCCCTTATTATCTATAAGTATGAGTTTGTTATTTGTTAGTAGTTATTATTCTGCTATCGTGTCATCTTAACGGTTTTAGCCATTTCTTTCTTCCATGGTTGACTGCCTCGATATTGCAAGTATTCATAGAAACCTTTAATCGTTACAAGTTGTCCACTATCCAAAAGATGTTTTTGCTGACTAGGGAGTTTTTTCATTTCTCTTCTTCGCTCTCCTGCTTGTCGTTTTGAACATCCAAAGATACGTTTTAACTCTTCATCGTTTGCAGAAATCTTCTCGATGATCACATCTTTAATTCTCACGATTTGAACTGTTTCCATTTTTCCCCTTTCATGCTATAATTAAGTTAGATTTTTTTAGAAAGTGTCTGAGTTTCTCAGATACTTTTTTGTGTACTCTCTTTTATTTATTAAGAGTAGTACTTGTTGTTAGTTAGTATTTATTGTTATTTAATACTTGTTGTTAGTTAGTATTTATTAGTGCCTTATTTTACAGATTTGTAAAATACAGATTTGTAAAATACAGATTTGTAAAAGTCGGAAATGTAAATATCAAA